GTCTTCTTGTACGCCGCGTACCAGTCCTTCTGCCCGACGTGCGGGAGCCGCGAGGGGTTCTGGCTGAAGTACAGAGCGTGCGCGCCGCACGTGCGGCAGCGGTAGAAGAACAGGTAATCCGCCTGCTCCGCTTCGAGGTCCGCTTGGATCTCGGCCTTCTTCTCGGCCACCGCGGTTTCGAGGTGGTTCTTCGCGTCGTACGCCTGCGCCGAGTGTTCGGGCAAGACGACGAGCGGCGTCACGAACTGCGCGTTCGCCGGGTTGCCGGTCGCGCGCTCGATGCGCTCGCGGGTGGAGGCCATCTCCTTCGCCTGATCGGCGATGGTCTTGATCGTCGCCGTGTCTTCCCGCTTGAAGTAGCGACCGGGGTCGCCTTCGGGTTGCACGGTCTTCTTCTGTTCCTGCGCCATGTCGGTGGTGTCCTACTTGGGCCGGGGTTGTGAGGGCGTTCCCTTGGGAGCACGCTGCTCCTGTTGGGGCATGATCGCCTGCTGCTCTTGCATCTGCTGAGCGAGGGCCATCATGTGCATCTGGTAGTGCATCTCGATGATGCTCTGCGTGTCGGGGTCGAGCGACCGGAAGCGCTCGCCGTACATGAAGCGCACGAGGACGCGCATCTCGACCTCGTGGTTCTCGTAGGGGCGCACCGGGAACGGTCGGTCCATGAAGCGCCGCGGGTCGGCGATCATCATCTCGATCTCGCGCTCCTGGTTGCGCTCGGCGAGCAGCTTCGACGTCATGAACTCGTCGGACGTGTTGAAGTGCAGGCCCTTCAGGATGAGCGTGCGCGTCTCGTCGTCGAACTGCGGGTTGAAGGCGCCCGCCGCCACCGAGTCGAGCATCTCGCTGCGCTGGTTCGCGAGCGTGTCGGAGACGTCGGGCTGACCGATGACCACGATGTCGGAGGTGATGTCCGCGCCCGTGAAGTAGCGCACCTCCCACTGTTGGTCCTCGCCCAAGTACCGGAGCATGCGGCGCTCGTCGTAGAAGAGCTTTCCGAGTTCCAGCATCATGCGACCGACGTCGCGCGAGACACGCACAGTGGTCTCCGCGGGGATCGAGAGCGTGACGTGGCGCTCCTCGTTCATGAGGCGGATCGCTTCGCCCGAGCGCATCTGGCCCGGCAGCGAATCGGCACCGATCTCCGACTGCGCGGCGGCGTCGAGCAAGTCCTTCTCGCACAGTTCGCCGAACTGAAGCACCTCGGGCGGAAGTTGCGGCGCGGGTCCGGTCTGGACTTTCGAGCCCGCGGGGATCTTGTAGACCGCCCCCGGCTCCAGGGTCATGTTGTCCGTGTCGAGCTGCGTCGTGTCGTCCACGAACGTCGAGGCTTGGCCGAACACCCGCATGTGCTGCGCGAGCTTCGCGCGGCTGTCGTTCAGGTTGTACTGCGGGCTCGTGAGATCCTCCATGAGCGAGGCGCCCCAGAACCGGCCAGGGTGCGGCACCCAGTCGTCCTTCACGTAGGGGATGTGCAGGAGCCCGGAGCGCGAGGCGGCGTAGGGGTTCTCTCCGTCGTAGAGCACCTTGCCGCCCGCGTACACGATGCGGCGTCCGCGCTTGAACTTGCGCGAGGGGCGCTCCCACATCTCGACGTACATGCAGCGGCGCCCGCGCTTGTCCTCGGGCGTGTTCCACATGAACGGCGACGTGTTCACGTTGGAGCACATGAACGCGATCGCCTCTTCGTAGTTGACGAGCCCGTTGTATCCCTCGTCAGGCTGGAGGTCGCCTTCGTCAACGCCGAACGCTTCCGCGACGACAGGGATGTCGAGGTAGTGGCGCTCCGCAGCCCAGCGGCAGCCCATCACGGACTTGTCGCGCGAGGTCCAGTCGTGGAAGAAGGCGAACGGCGAGACGACGGCGGTCTGCACTTCACCGGGAGGCAGGTCGAGGAAGAGGCCCTGCTTCTCCTTCTCCTGCACTTCCATCGGCGAGAGCATCGCCTCGGGGATGGGGGTCGTCTTCGCCGCGTCGCCGTAGAAGAAGCGGTCGGGGTCTCCCTTGTCGGGATTCCAGTAGACCTTGATGAAGGAAGACCCGCAGATCGCCTTCCACAAGGTCGACATCGTTTGGGTCCATCGGAAGTCCCCGACCTCACGCTGGTGCTCGACGAGTCGATCGCAGAGCTTCGCGAGTTCGCGGTGCTTGATGGAGCCCGACGCGGGCCGCACGCGCATCGTCGCGTTGACGTTCTGCACCTTGGCGACAGCGCGCAGAACAGCCGCGCGGCACTTGTTCGCCTTGTAGAGCACGGTGTGCTCCGACATGTCGGCAGCGAGGTCACGGAGCTGACCGCCCTCGATGTAGAAGTGCTGCTTGCCTGACCAGAAGGCCATGCACTTCAGCCACAGTTCCTCCATCTGCGTGCGCTCGAAGCGCAGCCCGACCGGATTGACTCGCGTGGTGACGAGCTCAATCGTCTCGGAGTCCTTGGTGGAGGGGGTCGACTTCATTGAGCGGCAGAGGGCTTGCGCTGCGGGATGCGCCCGTTCGCCTGCGCGGTGACGCGCTCGGTCTCTTCCATGAGGCGCGCAGCGGTGAACGCCGCGGGTTTCTCGGAGAGTGCGAGGTTGGCCTCGGTGAGCTTCTGAATCAGCGTCGCTTGGCGCAGGTTCACGCGCACGAGCGCGAAGGCGATCACGATCGCTGGCACGACCGAGAACGCCACGACGACACACAAGACGCCGAACTCGAAGCCGTTGAGGCTAGAGGCCATTGAACGCCCTCCGCATGCGAGGTTGAGCGCGGTCGAAGCGCTGACGGCGCGCCGCCCAGTAGCGGTCCTCCCACGAGTTCAACTCGGGGGCTTTCTCGCGCAGGAGGCCGCGCGTGTACGCCTGATCGCGCACGCGCAGCGCGATCGCGTAGGCCATGAGCAGGTCGTCGTGCCCGCGGTCGGAGAGGTCGCCCGTCTCGTCCCAGGACTTCGACTTGATCTCCAGCATGAGGTCGCGGCTGGGGATCTTGCAGCCTTCTTCGAGCGCCTTCTTGATGCGGTCGATGAGCTGCGGCTTGGTCGTCGCGTTCGTGTGGAACCCGAGGATGTCGCCGATCTGGCGGAAGCCGATGTCCTCGCGGTGGCGCCGGTAGAGGCGCTTGTAGCCGTAGTGCTGGGCTTCCAGCGCAGCCGTGTAGCCGTGCGCCGAGGGGTAGGTCTCGAACGCGAGCAGCGCCTCGCCGTAGTACCACGCAAGCCGCGCGGCGAGCGGTCCGAAGCGGTGCGGGTCGATCTTCGAGCGGAAGGTCGCCACGAGGTCGCAGGTCTCCGCCTCGATCACGCAGGCTGCCGCGAAGTCCCCGTGCTCACCGCCACCGGCAGCGTCAGCCGCGATGACGTACTGCTTCAGCGGCTCGGGCTCTTTCCAGACCGACACCCCTCCAGATCGCTGCCGCTCGAAGCGAACCCGCACGGGTGAGGGGTCTACGACCCGTAGTGGCTGTCGTCAAGCCTACACCACGGATAGGACAGGCTGCTACACAGACTCAGGTAGGTCTTCGATCGCGGCTTCGAGCACCCAGCCGACCGCGACTGGATCGGTGGTCTCGTTCAGGTAGCGGCCCACGATCTCGGTGTCGAACACGGGGCGCCCGGACGCGAGGAACGCTACCTCGGGGCGCGAGGGGTACTCCTGGTTGAAGCGGTTGATGTCGCCGCCGATCTCCTTGTCGGCAATCTTGAAGCGCCGCCACGCGAGCTGGTCGATCGAGACGGGCTGTGGGCCAACGCCGACGCGCCGCCACTTCTTCTCGCCCGTGTGCCAGTCGACGACTTCCTCCCACGGAGTGTCGGGCGTCCAACGCACGAGCGTCGTCTGCTTCAGGAGCCAGTTCTCCTCGTCGTTGAGCGTCGCGCGAATCTCGGCTTCGAGCTCCTTCGAGAGTCCCGTGCGCAGACCGTAGCTCTTCGAGAAGTAGTACTCGTCGTGCTCCCACCACGCATAGAACTCGGCGTGCCAGGGATTGATGCGCTTTGAAAGCGGGATCGCGCGCTGGTGCCACGCATCCCAGAAGCCGTCGCGGAACGTGCCGACGTCGCCATTCGCCGTCGACTCGTCGAACACGTACGTCCCAGGAAGCGACGGCACGGACGCCAGGATGCCCATCTGCTTCAGGTGCGCGTCGGGCCAAAACGCGCCTTCGCTCAAGTGAGCCATCGTGCGCGTGCCTCCACGTCCAGGCTGCGGCGCTTCTGCCGACGTGATCCTGATCTCGGAGCCGATAGGCTCGGTCCATACTAGCGACTTGGTGGCCGCGGACTTCATCTTGAACTCCCACACGTCGCCGTCTTTCGACTTCGGCATGCAGGTGCGCGCGATCTCGGCGATCTGGAGCAGCGTCTCAGAGCGCTCGCGGTTGTCGGCGACAATTAGCGACCTCACTCTGTCGCCACGCAAAGACGCATGAAACATTACTGCTTGAATATACGTCGAGAACCCGAGCTGCCTCGCTTTGAGTATTTGAATCCTCACCGGCACTCCAGCGCGCTCCATGCGCAAGATCCACGCTTCGAGTCGGCGCTGTGCGCGATTGAGCTTGAGCGGCTCGATCTTGCCCGACTTCGTGCGGATCATGAAGAAGCTCTCGATCCACTCGCGCCGCGAGAGCTTGCGCTTCAGTCGCTTCCACTCACCGGCCTCGGTCTTGACCCACAGGTTCGCGGGCGGCTTGTTGGCGTACAGGCCCTCCGAGAGCGAGTACAGGCCGTGGAAGAAGTAGTTGTCCTGGAGCTGCTCGTCCTCGGTCTTCTCTTCAACCCGAGCCCTGAGCTTCGCGATCTCGGCTGCGTTCGGCTTCCAGAGCGGCATTGGCTTCCTTCCTGCGGCGCATGACGGTGTGACGCGAGACGCCGAGCTTACTGGCGATCTGGTCGTCGGTGAGATGTCGTTCGTGTTCGAGCACGAAGCGTCCCTGCTCCTTGCGCTCCTGCTCGGTCGCGTAGCCCGTCTTGAGGAACGAGCGCCCGCGCGACACGCGCTTGTAGCACGCCTTGCAAGCAGGAACGCGCACGCCGTGGAGGACGACGTGCGCGTAGAACTTGCCCTGGCAAGAGGAGCAAGAGAGCACGGCTCACTCCTGCTCGAAGAGGCTCATCTGCTTGAGGTCTTCGCGGGCCATGCGCTCGGTCTCTTCGGCGAGCACGCGCTCGATCTCGGCGGCGACTTCCTGGAGGTTCTGCCAGTCCCGGCACGCCTTGGCTGCGGCGCGCAGGGCCTTCAGTTCCTTCGAGTTGGCGACTGCCGCGCGCATGGCGGTGGCGAGGAGTTTCTCGTGCTGCTTCTGTTTGCGTTCTTGGAGGGTTGCCATAGGTGTGCGAGTGTAGCAAACGCGAGTGGTTCCGTGAAGTTCACGGCGCGTTCCTTTCTGCTTCTGCGAGCGCGTTTCGTTCGCGGTTGTCGTCGAGGACCATCTCCATGCGCTCGCGCTGGCGACTCTCCGCTTCGTAGGCGATCGCCTTCCAGTCCCGCGACTGTGGGATGCGCAGGCTCTCGGCTACCGGGCAGTCGACAGGCCGCAGGAGTCGCCGCGGGTCGTAGCGCACGCGCGAGCGGTCGGGGCTGATCTCGACGCCGTGGGCTTCCATCTCGCGCTCGACGTCGATGGCGCGCAGGTCGTGGTAGACGCTGGGCACCGGGACGTCACGGCGGCGGAAGTCGACGCGCTGGAGCACGTCCTTGGCGTGCGCGAGGGCTCGGCGCTCCTGGAGCGAGAGGGCCTCGTAGGCTTCGGGCGAGGGGTCGAGGTGCGAGACCTGCCCGACGTCGGCGTGCTGCGACTCACCCCGCAGGCTCCGGTTGATCTGGGCCATCGACGGGAATGATCCCTCGCAGGAGTCCTGCAACGTCGAGATGGCGCGGTCCACGACGTCCGGGGTGTACTTCGCGAACCGCTCCCGCAGGAGCATGACCGTTCCGGGCGGGACTTTGAAGCGCGGGAAGGCTGCCGAGAGCTTGGCGATCGCGAGGCTGATCCAGTCGTTGTGTTCCTGAAACTCCATGTGCGTTCTCCTGTGCGGGCGTGGGGCGGGTGGCGAGGATGTTCCTGAGAGTCTCTTCGTGGGCGTTCTGGGGGCGCGAGGCGCGACGGTTGTGGTCCGCGATCGGGATGCTGGCGATGTCCGTCCACCGCGAGCAGAGCGTGCGCAGGTTGCGGTTGGTCAGCCAGAAGGCTTCCTGGCTGCGCAGGAGGGCCAGCATGCGACGCTCGACGAGCTGGAGGTCTTGGACCTCATGCGGGCGCTCGCGTGCAAGCCGCGCGACGGCAGGCCCGTCCCCGGCGTGGAGCTTCCCGTAGGCGACCGGGGTGCCGGTCTCGTCGAACACTTCCTGAACGAACAGGCGCAGCCACAGGTCGATGAGCACCTGGGTCGGCCCTGACGGCGCCTTGGGCTTCTTGGGCTCGACGGGCTTCTGGCTCATCGTCGCGGGGTGGAGGTCGGGTTCCCTCTCTGCACTCTCCCTCCGAGACTCAGAGACAGACTCAGAAGACTCAGACCCAGACCCATTCGACCCCCCTCGGAAATCCCCCCGGGGTGAGACCCCCGGGGGTGTGGCGTTCTGAGAGTCCTGCACGGCTTTCGGTCCATCTCGACGCCCTTGAGCGACCTGTTGCGACCAGCGCATCATGCGGGGCGACGCGACGCACCCGTTGACGCGCTTGACGACCCCGGACGACTCCAGC